CCCTACTGTAGCCCTTTCCGGACTCCCCGCCGCACTTGCTTCGGCCAGCGGTACGGGACTCTTGAATATTGTTAGCGGCACATCAATCGGGAGCGTTTCGATTCTTGGCACTGCGAATCAAGTCACCGTGGCCAACGGGAACGCTTCGGCCGGTAGTCCAACGATCTCGATCGCGGACAATGCTATACTGCCCGGGACTGGGTCGATGACTATCCCGAGGGGGACAACAGCTCAGCAACCCGGGGGTTCGGACGGCCAATTCCGGTTCAACACGACTACTTCAACCTTCGACGGTTACGCGGCCGGGTCTTGGAGGCAGTTTTCGCTGGCCGGTGGCGTAACATCTTTTAGTGCTGGATCAACGGGCTTGACGCCCTCAACTGGTACTTCAGGCGCGATAACACTTGGCGGCACACTCAATGTAGCGAGTGGCGGTACTGGGGCAAATACCTTGACCGGATATGTATATGGTAACGGTACGGGTGCGATGACCGCCAGCACTACGATACCTACGACGAATTTGTCGGGCACTGTTACCAACGCACAGCTCGCCAATAGCGCGATCACGATCAACGGATCCTCTGTAAGTCTCGGCGGCTCTGTGGCCGTGACTGCCACGGCTACGAATGCATTAACAATCGGTACGGGTCTATCCGGTACGTCCTACAACGGATCGGCTCCAGTCACGATTGCGATCGATTCGACCGTAGCCACGTTGACTGGCACACAAACGCTGACTAATAAGACTATCAGCGGCTCTACTAACACTCTGTCAAACATCGCCAACGCTAGCTTGACCAACTCGTCATTGACGATTGGTACGACAGCAATCGCTTTGGGCGCATCTAGCTTGACGCTTGGTGGTCTAACATCTGTCGCTGTCACGCAAGATCCTACCTCTGCGCTTCAATTGGCGACCAAACAATACGTGGATGCTGTAGCTGAAGGTCTTCATGTCCATGCGGCTTGCGCGGCGGCGACCACAGGAACGCTCGCATCAATCACAGGTGGCACAGTAACGTACAATAACGGTACTGCTGGTGTAGGAGCTACCCTAACGCTGTCTGTAGCTTTGACCACGCTAGATGGTTACACCTTGCTCAATGGCGACCGAGTTCTTGTGAAGAACGAAGCCACACAAGCGAACAATGGTATCTACACATGGGCTACAGGTGGCACGGTTCTAACTCGTGCTACTGACTTCGACACCGCTGTCGAGATGGCCAGTGGTGACTTCACCTTCATCACTAACGGTACGCTGTACGCAAACACTGGATGGGTTCAAACTGACCCTGTGACTACGGTAGGCACAAGCCTTGTGGTTTGGGTGCAGTTTTCTGGCGCAGGCGCATACACCGCTGGCACTGGCCTGACGTTGACTGGTACACAGTTCAGCATCACCAACACTGCCGTTACAGCCACTTCGTATGGCTCTGCTACTCAAGTAGGTACATTTACTGTCAATGCTCAAGGTCAACTGACAGCGGCAGGAAACACTACAGTAACACCTGCGGTGGGATCTATTACTGGATTGGGTACTGGTGTAGCATCGGCTCTAGCGGTCAACGTAGGCTCTGCTGGCGCTTTTGTAACGTTCAATGGCGCGTTGGGTACACCGAGTTCTGGTACAGTTACGAATCTGACTGGTACTGCATCGATTAATATTAACGGAACTGTGGGTGCGACGACACCTACGACTGGCGCATTTACTACTGTAGCCGCGACAACAGTAACAGCAACAACTGGCATCTTTGGAGGAACATTCTAATGGCACAAGCAGGCTACACGCCCATATCTCTCTACTACAGCACGACTGCATCTGCTGTTCCTACTGCTGGTAACCTCGCTTCAGGCGAGTTGGCGATCAACATTACCGACGGTAAGCTGTACTACAAGAACAACTCTGGTGTAGTGACTCTGCTTGCTGGTGCAACGGCTGGCCCCGCTGGTGGCTCTAACACTCAAGTTCAGTTCAACTCTTCTGGTGTGTTGGCTGGTGATGCAGACTTCACATTCAACGGCACTTCTGTAACAATGGCTAACGATGCCTTGATTAGTGGAATGACTGTTGGTAAAGGTACGGGCGCTGTGTCTACCAATACTGTAGTAGGAAATGCGGCTCTTTTTCTAAATACTACTGGAGCAAGTAACGTAGCCGTTGGTATAAACGCACTCCAATCAAATAGTAGTGGAAGTAATAACGTTGCTGTTGGTCAAAATTCTCTTATAGGAAACACAACTGGTTCAAGCAATACCGCTATTGGTAGAGATGCTCTTGTGTTTAACACTACAGCATTTAACAACACCGCTGTTGGCTACCAAGCTGGGTACAGCAACACTACAGGCACAGGACTTGTTGTACTTGGAAAGACTGCTGGTTACGGCAACACCACAGGATCATACAATGTGTTCGTTGGTTTGGAGTCTGGATACACCAACAGCACAGGCGCAAGCAATACTGGCGTAGGTACAGCGGCTTTGTTTGCAAATACTACAGGTGGACAGAATACAGCCCTTGGTAGAGATGCACTTGTTTCTAACACCACAGCATCATCTAACACAGCCGTTGGTTACCAAGCGGCTTACAGCAACACAACTGGCTCATTTAATACTGCTGTGGGTAATCAAGCCGGGTATTTAAATACGACAGGAGTAGAGAGTGTTTATATTGGTCGGACAGCTGGATACAGTAACACGACTGGTAACTACAACTCTGCTCTTGGTGCTGGTGCGTTAGCAAATAACACCACAGCATCTAACAACACTGCTGTAGGTTATCAATCGCTTTATGCAAATGCAACTGGCGCTCGGTCAACCGCTGTCGGTCATTCCGCTTTGTATAGCTCTACTGTTAGTGATAACACGGGTATTGGATATTTTGCGGGTTATTCAATAAGCTCTGGTCAATACAACCTTGCAGTTGGCGGCGGTGATGGCGCAACTGGCTCTACCCTTTCCAACAACACTACAGGCTCAAACAACACTGCGCTTGGTTTCCAAGCACTTCGCTCCAACACCACAGCATCTAGCAACACTGCTGTAGGTTATCAGGCGGGGTACAGCAATACCACTGGCGCATCCAATACGGTGCTTGGGGGAACTGCGTTTTACTCAAATACTGCGGGGTTTAATAACACTGCCGTGGGTCGCAATGCCATGTATTTAAACACTACAGGCAATTCAAATGCGGCTTTTGGCATGGGTGCTTTGGGAAATAACACCATAGGTGTAAATAATACCGCTTTAGGCAAAGATGCGCTTAACGCTAACACCACTGAATCTAGTAATACTGCGGTCGGTTTTCAAGCTGGTTACTCAAATACAACTGGTTTGTATTTAACTGCTGTTGGTTCTTCCGCACTTTTTTCATGCACAACTGGTCTTCAAAATAATGCCTTTGGCATTAACACTTTGTATAGCACAACCACTGGTAGTTACAACACTGCGTTTGGTAGTCAAGCAATGTTGTTTAATACCACAGGTTTTAATAACACGGCAATTGGTTATAAAGCTCTTTACAACAACACAACAGCCGCATACAACACTGCCGTAGGATTTGAGGCGGGAATTGTTAACACAACTGGACTAATTACAGCGTTCGGTTCGCAAGCCTTGTATTCCAATACAACAGGTGTTGGAAACGTGGCGGTTGGTGGTTATACAACTGGAACAAATTATGCGGCTCTTACATTTAACACCACTGGCTCGTATAACACAGCTATGGGTACAGGCGCACTTCAAGGCAACACCACAGCAATCAACAATACCGCTGTTGGTTATCAGGCGGGGTATAGCAATACTATAGGCGAAAGCAACGTAGCTTTGGGTTTTCAAGCTGGATATAGCAATACTACTAGTGGTGGAAATACTACAGTTGGCGCTCAAGCTGGTCTTGGAAATACTGCTGACAACATTGTTGCAATTGGCGGTAGTGCGCTTCGCAACAATACGGGCGCAGGAAACACTGCGGTAGGTTCTACCACTCTTCAAATCAACACATCTGGCATTGCGAATACAGCAGTTGGAACTTATCTAGGCGGTTCTTATTTTGGGGCGCTGTATGCAAACACCACTGGTTCATACAATAATGCTTTCGGTGTTGGTACACTTGTAAATAACACCACAGCATCAGCAAACAATGCTTTTGGTTATGCGGCTTTAGCTACAAACACTACTGGCCCAAGCAATTCAGCGTTTGGCCATGCGGCATTGGTAGCCAACACTACTGGTGGAGAAAATGTCGCATTCGGTCATACAGCCCTGCAAGCCAACACTACAGGTTCTGTTAATTCCGTTTTGGGCTATCAGGCGTTGTATAGCAACCAAGCGAACTCAGGTAATGTTGCGATTGGCGCTCAAGCAGGCTACAGCACAGTACGAGCAAACAACAACACTTTTGTCGGCTATCAATCGGGTTACTATTTTAACTTCGGGTCTAGCGTAAACGCTTTCAACACATTTATTGGTGCGGGTGCTGGATCACAAATAACAACTGGTCTTAAAAATGTCGTCCTTGGTTCCTACAACGGCAACCAAAATGGCGTAGACATTCGCACATCAAGCAACAACATCGTGATATCTGATGGGGATGGAAATTTACGGGGTTATCATGTTGGAAACCAATGGCAATGGATTGCGGGAGGTAATGGTTCTACTACTGTAACTTGGGATGGCAGTGAATTTTTTCCAACTCCGGATAACACTGTAAAACTTGGATTTCCGTCATATCGTTGGACAACTGTTTATGCAACGACAGGCACAATTAACACATCAGATGTAAATCAAAAGCAAGACATTGCTTTGCTTGATGACGCTGAAAAACGTGTTGCCATTGCAATTAAATCACTCATCAAAAAATATCGTTTCAAAGATGCTGTTGCTCAAAAGGGTGATGCCGCCCGTATTCACGTTGGTGCTATTGCTCAAGATGTACAAGCCGCTTTTGTTGCTGAAGGTTTAGACCCTACTCGATATGCTTTGTTCTGCTCTGACACTTGGTATGAAGTTGATGGGAAAGCGGGTATGCCCTCTGACCCATACACAGCAGAAACAGAAGGCGCTATTGAAGTCACTAGACTTGGATTGCGCTACGAACAACTCTTGGCATTTGTAATTGCCGCACTTTAACCCCTGAAAGGAAAATCATGACTATTGAAACACAAACCCCAACCCCAGAAGAAATTGCTCGTCACTACAGTGCCGCAATGGACTCAGTAAACCTGATTAACGGCAACAAGCCCGAGATGATGTCTGACGAAGATTGGGCTGACACTGTTGCTCGTAACAAAGAGCACCTCAAGATCATGTTGGCTAAAGACTTCTGGACAACAGAAAATCTAGCGCCTCTGCAAGCCGCATCAGCATAACGGGAAGCCACCACCCGACCTTGGTGGCGCATTAAAGGAAACATCATGGGAAACGAAAAAAAGACCCCTGTGACAATCGACGGTGTAGAGTACAAGTACGAAGACATGACACAGCAACAGCAGATGTTGCTCAACCATGTTGCCGATTTGGATCGTAAACTAGACTCAGCAAGATTTAACGTGGATCAGTTGCAAGTAGGCAGAGACGCCTTCTTCAGAATGCTGAAGGATGCGTTAGAAGCTAAGCCTGAAGTAGAGGCGATTAATTAAGGTGCAAATATGGACTCGGTGGAGACTAAATTGTCGGTACATGAAGCAATCTGCGCACAGCGTTACGAGCGTATAAACGAATCGCTCGATAGCGGCAAAAAGCGGATGAAAACAATCGAGATATTGCTTTATATCACGATCGCCGCAGTGCTCCTTGGCCCGGGGGTCGCCGCCGAGTTCGTTAAAAAGTTATTGGGTTTGTGATCGGTGTGCGAGTCAATGTATGATCCCAATCGATCCGATCACAGCTCTGGAAGGACTACAGACTGCTATTAGTGTAGTCAAGAAGGCAAGCAAGGTCGCAAGTGATCTGGCGGGATTGGCTCCATCCATTGCGCGGCTTTTTGATGCAAAGAGTACCGCTACCAAGGCAATGCTTCAGGCCAAGCGTACAGGTGGTAAATCCAACCTTGGTGCGGCGTTACAGATTGAAATGGCCTTGGATGAGGCCAAGCGGTTTGAGGAACAGCTAAAGATGCTGTTCATGCAGGCGGGACGCATAGACGTATGGAATGCGACCAAGGCTCGGCAAGCTGAGATGGATAGGGACGACGCCCGAGAGATGGCAGAGCTGAAGGCTGAAGAGAAGAAGCGCAAAGAAGCCGAGCAGGAGCAGATGGAGTGGGCGGTTGGGGTCGTGGTGATTGTAATGCTCTTAGGTGCTATCGGCTGGGGGCTTAACGAAATGGCCGAACTGTGTGCCAAGACAAGGTGTGGTCGGTGAATGAGTACCAGAAACAGTTTGACCTTTTCCTCAAAGTATTCGTCAGGCTGTGTGTGGCTTGGTGGGTGCTTGGACTGTTGCAGTACCTGCCGGATGAGCTAGCGGGAAAGATTGTTGATAAACTACTTGGAATGATTGGACTTTAAATGCTGACACTACTTTCTACTTTGATCTCGTTCCTGATGGGTGGCTTGCCCAAACTTTTGGATTTCTTCCAAGACCGTGCAGATAAGAAGCATGAGCTAAACCTTGCTCAAATGCAGATTACCCGTGAGTTAGAACTGCGTAAAGCGGGTTTTGAAGCCCAAGAGCGGATCGAGCACATCAAGTCAGAACAGCTTGAAACAGAGAGCGCGGCTAATACTAAGCAGATTCTGATCGGCGCACAACAGGCTGAGATGCAGGCAATCTACGCCCACGATACAAGTTTGAATGAAGGCACTAGCGAGTGGATGAAGAACCTTCGCGCCAGCGTTCGCCCTGTTATTACTTACGGTTTCTTCTTCTTGTTGCTGTTTGTGGATGTTGGATTGTTTGCTTACGGCTGGAGCCGTGATGTGCCATTCACAGAGTTAGCAGAGATGCTGTGGGACTCTGACACCCAAGCCTTGTTTGCTTCCATCATTGCTTTCCACTTTGGTGGCCGGGCGTTTGGCAAATGAAGATCTCAGCCAAGTGTTTAAACATGATTCGCCATCACGAGGGTGTGAGGCTAAATCCCTACAAATGCCCAGCCAAGCTCTGGACTGTAGGCGTGGGGCACGTAATGTTCCCGGAGCAAGGTAAGCTCAAGATAGATCAGCGGGATGCCTTTGTACCCCCGCCGGAAGCCATGCGTAAACACTCAATGGAGGAAGTCGATGCAATACTTAGGGCAGACCTTGCTCGGTTTGAGAAAGGCGTGGGTACTTATTGTCCTGTGCCTCTTACTCAAGGACAGTTTGACGCACTGGTATCTTTTGCTTTCAATGTAGGACTAGGCACTCTCCAGCGTTCGACCCTGCGCCAAAAGGTACTACGTGGCGATATGGCTGGGGCGGCCGAGGAGCTTTTGAAATACTGCATGGCGGGTGGGAAAGTGCTCAGAGGCCTCCAAAACCGCCGGATCGACGAACGGGCACTATTCCTCTCCTAGGATTGACCAAATGTCAAAGACATGTTATAA